GTGCCCGGACCCTTCAAGCCAAACGGGTTGTTGCGGCCGCTCATGTGCTTCCCGCTACCGCTCTCCAGCCGCCACTGCGCAGCCACCAGCTCTGGGTAACGGCTGCCGTACTTCCTGGCCGCGGCCTCGATGCCACCCCAGGTGTTGTCAATGTCCCCCTCGCCCCGCCAATCACCAACCCATACAGCTGATTCCGCCAGCAGGCCAGGGTCTGCCTGTTTGATGTGCTGGCCGAGCTTGATGACACTCTTCTTCTGGTGAGGTAGCCCCTTGTAGTGCTCCCAAAACTGCAGCCACCGCTCATCGGTGAACTGCACATCCTGTATCGGCATCATGGAGTTAGCTCTCCACCCATGTAACCGTGGCCGATCTCGCAAAGGAACTCGAGGAGCTCCACACCTCTGTTGTCCGCGCAGTACGCGAGCGCATCGACAAAGGTGGATATGACGATGAGGGCAACCTCAAACCCACCAGCAACGACGATCTGCGCGTTGCGCTGCAGCTGCTCAAGCAAAACAGCGTCACCGCCAACTTGGCCGAAAGCGACACGAGCAAACTGCGCTCAAGGATGGCCAGCAAGCTCGACTTCTCTGCACTCAAGGAGAAGGGCAACGTGGTGCCAATGGTGCGCTCAGACGACGCTGCTACCGCGTGACACCGCCATAGGCCTTGCCCTTCGGCGTGGGTTTCCAGCCCATTGCTAAGGCGTCGATACTGGCTCCTGTCTCATCAAACCAGGCTTGCCGCATCGTCTCCTCGAGCTCATCCTGACGGGCGGCCTTGGCTTTCTCCTGATCCTGGGCAGCAGCATCAGTGAAGAACTTGACACCCAACGCCAGCGCGTCGATCCGATCGTCAAAGGTCAGTGAACCCCGGTCCACCGTGATGCGGCTGAGCTGATACATCAACGAGCGCTGGTGGCCTGTTTCTGGATCACGCTCGGCATCGTGATAATCACGCCGGATCAGTTCAGAGCTCACCACCAGCCGGTGCTGCTGGACCAGGGGGGCGAGGGTATCGACGATGCGGCGTTCCTTCTGCTGGCTGACACGCACCTCCTCGATGGACACCGGATGCACCTTCGCCATCGCCGGTGACAGCAGAGCGGTGAACATGCCGTCGCCCATGTTGCTCTCCGCCACGCAGTAGTTCACCTGCCAGCGCTTGGCCCGGCTGGCCAACATCGTCAACACCTCCGGCTCATACCCCCGTGTGGTGCCGCCCGACTCGAGCAGGAAGAAGTTGCCGTTCAGCTCTGCAATCACGGCCCAGGCCAGCTCATCACTGCCGCGGCCGGATGGGTCAATCGCCAACACGCAGCGCCACGTCTCCTCCTGCGGCACCCAGCCATTCACCACCGCCGGACGGTGGTAATAGCGATCAGCCCCCAGGCCGACGCACAAGAGATCCTGGATGCGCTGGTCAGGCCCTGAGGCCCACACCACCACCTCCGGCAGAGCCTTGCCGTCAAGGTCCATCACCAGCAGATCACCCAGGCGGATCGGGTAACGATCCAGCGTGCTGAGCCTGCAGTTGAGCTGGTACTGCAGCTGCACGGCAGCCCGTGTCATGCGCGTTTCGCGCTTCAGCAGCTCGTGATGACCAAAGCGCTCAGGGTCCGTGGGATCCCCCGCTAGGGCCGGGTTGCCCTGCACCGCCTCAGCGATCTCTGGTGAGAGGTTCCCCTCGTAGCAATCCCAGTCATCCGGGTCCGATGGGTCCGGGAAGCGTGCCGGCCAGAACCGAATCGAATAGTTCCGTTCACGCACCAGGCGTAGGTACAGCGAACTCTCGAGGTGCGGAGTTCCCAGATACCGGATCTGTCTTGGGAAGATCTGACGTAGGCCCGCCTGGGTGTAATCCCTAGGTGCCTCAGGATCAAACCCCGGGTCATCGGGCTTGATGATCGCCTCGAGCTCGGTGACGGCCTGTGCCAGGCGTTCCTGCTTCAGCGGCGTGATCGAGTTGTTCAGCGTCTCGATGTCGTCCGGTAGCGCCAGGGTGCAGCGCTTGCCGGTCAGCGATGGCGACAGGATTCCCACAGTGCGGACACTGGGGCTCTGGTCGATCACGGCTGGCCCCACATCAAAGGCCTTGATCGAGGACCGGCCATCAGGCCGCGGCTCGAGGCAGCGCAGGATGTCTACGTCGCGGATGCAGCGGGCCATGAAGGTGGCCACCTCCTCTGCTTTCTCGGCCGTAGCCGCCGGGATCAGGATCTTCTCCGTGAAGGGGTCATGGCGCAGCCGCCAGAGGGCGTAGCCACCGGACTCAAAGCTCTTGCCCAGCCCCCGGTAGGCGGTGGTGATCGAACGGTCGGGACCGGTCTCGAGCCAATGCGCGACCTCGAGCTGTCTGAGGGTTGGCGTGTCGGCCAGGTTCAGCTCCCGCAGCAGGTAGCAGAGAAAATGCGGGAAGGGCCAGAGTTCAGGCGGGAGGGGATCCCAACGCATCAAGAGAGCCCCCCTACATCCAAGGACGCAGAAGGGCTCTCCCAACAACCACCACCAGCCGCAATGACTGGTAGTGAACCTCCCAGCACCACCTGGGTTGGCACCGCAACCTTAGCCGTCAACCCAGGCCTCATTCACTTGCGGCGTCTCAGCTTTATCACCTTCGAACTCGCCCTGCTTGTTCCGCGCCCGTGCCTTTGCGGTCTTCGGCGTTGGGGCAGGGCAAGCACCTCCACAAGGCGCTGCCAGAGCGGCTTCAGCAGCGGCCACAACATCTTCAGGGACATCACTTCCGTAGTGTTGAAGGCCAAGACGAATCCGCTCGTCGTTAGTGAGATACATGCGTGGAGAGCAGATAAGAGAAGGCTACCCAGATAGCAGATGTCATTCCAGTGAATCGGTGAACTGCTGCCAAAGATGGCCGCGGCGTTGAGGGCCACCAACAGCAGCGAGATAGGGGTTGATGAGGAAGTAGGCCTCACCCGTCGCGCGATTGACAACACGCGAGATCAGGAGTTGTTTGCGCAGCCTGCTGATGGAGGCACGGCAGTTGCTGTCAAGGATGCCGAGCTGGGCTGCCAGGCCGCTTGGGGTGATCTGAGCACGACCGCTACGCCAGTTGACGTTGCCCAGCAGTGCAACCAGGACAGCGAGGTCTCTCGGCTGCAGCTGCTTGCTCTTGACGGCAAAGACCGCTTTCTCGCAGAGCTCCTCCGGGAAGACCATCACGAAGTTCTCGGACGTGTTTTGTCTAGGGTTCATCCAGTCAGTACCGGTGATGCTGACGGACCCGACTCCTAGGAGTGAACTCCTAGGTGTGACACTGCCCCCTCTGACCGCAACTCAGTGGGGGCAACGGGTCTTGCCTTCCCAATTAAGCACTTTTCCATACACAGGTGGAGTACACCCCTTCTCGCCACACCCCCTCCTATCCCCCACTCTGATCTCTCTACTGGTAAGAGATCGAAAGCCAAGGACACACAGGCCGACCTGCGACACCCGCCTGCCCCCTTGGTTTTTTTCGCCAGTACCCAATTTCCATTTTTGGGTCGCGTCTTGTGGGGGTGTGTCCCTGACGCGCGCCGGGCAAGACCCCCCGTGGCCCCCTGTTCGCCTCCTGTGGGCTGCTGGCGGGGCGGCAGGTGTCTTCCCCTAGGCGAGACAGCGGGAGGCCCTTGCTGGCCCTTCTGGGGGCCTGCTGCGCGGTGTGGCTGCAGCGGGGCCGGGTGTGGGCAAGGCTGGCCCTGGTGGTGGCTGGTGTTCTTGCGGATTGCTGATCCGCTGGCCGTGGTGGTGGCGAGATGGTGGGCCCGGTGGGTGACCTTTCCTCTCGTGAGAATGGTCCTCATTCCCATTCCCAAGGCCCTGGCAGGTGGCCCTGCTGGGGAGTGTTGAGCCCTGGGTCTTATGAAGATTTGTTACAGACAACGACTGACGCCACCACCCCAAATCCTCCACCCATGGAGAGAACGTGCTAGGACGTGGGGACTGTTCTCCACCTGTGGGGAATGGGCCAACAACCACCACCACCAGACAAATGACGATCACCACCGAACTGATGACGGCAAGCGCAGGTGAGCTGCAGGCGCTGCACCGTGCGAGCGCTTGCGCTGCTGTGGCCTGCCTACCTGCGCAGGTGCTCTACGTGGCTGCGCAGTTCGCCAGCAGGGATGAGACGAAGCAAGCGCTGCAGCTGGTGAGCGTGCGGCGCTCTGGCGACGCTCAGATCACGATTGAGAGCACTGATGGGCATCGGGCCTTCCGCTTCCGGCTGCCTGCTGGCGAACACTGGTACCTGGTGCCCGATCAGGTGCTGATCAGCGCTGCAGCACTGCGCAAGCGCATCAGCTATGGGCACTGGGCGGTGCTGCGCGATGACGGCGTTGTGGAGGTGCTCGGCGGCCGTATCGCCAAGGGCGGCAAATTCCCTCCCGGCGATCTGATCGAGGCCAGGCCCTGGAAGCACGAGGCCGACTGCTACCAGTTCCCGCACCTCGATCAGCTCTGGCCCGATCGCTTCACCCATCAGCCGAATGCACCGATCGCATGGAACGCCAGCTATCTGGGCCAGTTCCTGACTGAGGTGAGTCGCTACAGCCACAACGGCGTTGTGCGCATGGAGTGCAACGGGGCCCACAACCCGATGGTGTTCGCCTGCAGCTGCGAACTGCCGGGCCTGGATGGCTGCGAGCTCGAGTACCTGCTGATGCCGGTTCAAATCCGTAAGTGACGGCTGCACTGAGGGCCTACGGGCCTTCTCTGCAGCCCTCACGGCTGCCCAACAACAACCACCACCACCGCCACCAATGGCCACCACCACCACCACCACCAAGGCCCGCAAGACGTACGACGGCCCCACAGCTGAAGAGAAGCTGTGTGAAGCCCTGGTGCAGCTGCTCGAGCAGGGCACCAACCCATGGCGCCGAGATTGGGCACAACACGGCCACCAGGGCCAACACCGCAACCTGATCACCGGCCAGCCCTACCGGGGCAGCAATCCGGCATTGCTCGAGATGTGGGCAGCCTGCCGCGGGTTCTCCCTGCCGTTGTGGCTGGGTAGCGCTCAAGCCAAGGCAGAGGGCTGGCACCCTCGCAAGGGCTCAAAAGGCTGCTACGTGCTGCGGCCACAGCTGAACAAGCGCGAGCAGCAAGACGAGCAGGGCAAGCCCGTCACCGGCCCGGATGGTTCGCCGCTGGTGGCTGCCTGGGTCTCGTTCAAACCGGTGTGCGTGTTCAACGTGGCCGACCTGGTGGGCAGCACACCAGAGGCCCAGCAGGCCCTCGAGGCCCGGATTGCCGCGGCCGTGGGCGCTGTGGTGGTGAAGCCTGAACCGCTACGGCTGGCCAGGGCTGAAGAGGTCCTAGGGGCCTGGCCGGTGCCCACCACCTGGGCCGGTGATCGCGCCTTCTACAACTCCGGCGCTGATCAAATCACGATGCCCACCAGGGCCCAATTCGAGACCGCCGAAGGCCTCTACGCCACCTGGGCGCACGAGCAGGCCCACAGCACCGGCCACAGCAGCAGGCTCAACCGCAAGCTCGGCACCGGCCACGGAACCGCGGACTACGCCAGGGAAGAGCTGGTGGCTGAGCTGGCCGCCTTCCTGATCTGTAACCGGCTCGAGATCAGCAGCAGCACCGAGAACCACGCGGCCTACCTGGCCAGCTGGGCCGGTGTGCTGCGCGAGGGCCCAAAGGTGCTGTTTAAGGCCCTGGGCCAGGCCTCAGCCGCGGCCAATGCCATCTGCGGCCCTGACGTAGAGGCCGACGCCTGACGCCTGCCCGGGCACCTTCCGGCGCCTTGCCGGTGGTGCCCCTGCAGGCCTCGGCCTGTCACAACAACCACCACCAACACCGTGAAACTCTCTGATTTCTGCACGCTCGTGGTGCTCGGCTGGGGCCTGCTGGCCCTCGCATGGCCTCAGCCGCAGCCGCCGCGGCCAACACCGCAACGCCTGGCCAGCCCCATCAGCGCAGTGCAGCCAGCACCGCAGCCGATCCCGGATCGCAGCACCCTCACCGCCTTCCCGGGCCCCTGATCCCTGCCCGCGGCCGGGCCCTGGTGCTCGGCCACCTGCAGGGCTCTGCCCTGTATCCACCGAGGAGACCCTATGGAACCTCTCTCGCTTCGTGACCGCCTGGCCCGTGCCAAACGATCGCCCGCGCGCATCACGATCACCATCAGCTACGCACTGCACCAGAGGCTGTTGAACACAGCACTCGATCAGGGCCGCAGCTTGTCCAACCTCTGCGCTCACGTGCTCGAGGTGGGGATGCCTGCCACTGACTGATGGCCATCGGGCAGCGCCTTGCCGGTGCTGCCCTTTTCAACAACCACCACCCATGCCGACACTGACGACAACAACTCACCACCAGTGCAGACCTGTGCTGCAACTCTCCATCTCTGCAGATGAAGCGGCCCTGATCGCTGATCTGCTCAAGCCCAGAACACACCTGCTGATCGAGCTGCTCGAGCTGCAGGTGCAGCACTGCCCTCAAGGCTGCGCGGATTGGGCCGACACCGCTGATGCCCTGGCTGTTGCCAATGCGGCACTGATCAAGGTGCGCAACGCCCAGCAGCAGGTGGCGGCATGAACACCACCAACCTGGCCGGCTTCCTTGGTGCCCTGCGCCAGAAAAACAGGGCGGTGCCGATCAACGCCGCCGAGGCCCTGCTGCTGATCGCTTCCGGAATCGACAACATCCCCGACCTGCAACGAGCCATGCGGGACGCCGACGGCAACGCCCTGCCGCCGGCCACCATCAGCCGGCTGATCTCTTTGCTGAGGGGCCGCGCTCGCTACAGCCAAGGCGCCTGGGTGGAAAGCCCCTATTCGCTGCTCGATGTGAGGCCGCACCCTCATCGCCGCGGCCTGCAACTGCAGCTGAGTGAGGCGGGAGAACAGCTCATCCGCAACTATTTCGGGCAGTACGATTGTACTAAGCCCCTAGGTGTTCAGCTATCCACCTGCGACGAGAAAAGCCAGTGTCTATCTGCTTGATTGCCTCTATCGAAATCCCTGCAGGCCAGTGCAGGCACGGGCTTTCGCTGTATGTCGAGACCATCGGCAGGCAAAAGCGCGTATGGCTCCACCAGTGCCACACTCCTAGGAGTCGCAAGCGTTTTGGCCCATGGATCTACGTCAGCTGGAGAGGGCTCTGGCTGCTTTCTCCGTTCTCAGCCCAACCCAGTTCCCCATCCACCACGCCCAAGTCTTTCTGGTCGTGGCCGCCCAGGGGCGCTGCACCTACGAACAGCTGGAGGAGACCTTGAACCTCTCCAACTCCACCGTGTCCCGCACCGTTCACGCCCTGGGCGACAAGCACCGCAAGGGATACGACGGCCATGGCCTGCTCGAGACCTTCAAGGATCCCGATGAAGGCCGCCGCTTCATGGTTCGCCTGACCGCCAAGGGCAAGGCCTTGGTCAGGCAACTCGAGGGCATCTGAGCCCAATCCTCACAACAACCACCACCACCAGACCCATGACAGGAAGCATCCGCAAGGTTGCCGATGGCTGGGTTGCCGATGTCACCGTCAACGGCACCCGCCGCACAGGCAAATGCAAAACCAGAGCCGAGGCCCTGGCCCGTAAGCGCGAGCTGCTTGAGCTGCTGCTGCAACGCGAGGCCAAGCCATCAGCCACGCCACCGTTCACCCTCAAGGAGGCCCGGGCGCTGTCGATGCGCATCCGCTGGGCTGGCACTGCCTACGAGCGCACCGCTGCCATCTACAGCCGCGAGGCCGTTGAGTTCTTCGGTGATTACTTCCCTGTCACCGACGTGACCGCTGCCCTTGTCGATGGCTGGCGTCAGAAGCTGCAGGCCAAGGGCAACAGGCCCAGCACCATCAACAAGAAGGTGGCTGCCATCCGGGCCATGCTCTCCGATGCCCACCTGCACGGGCACCTGCAGGAACTGCCGCGGATGCCTCAGCAGATGCGGCTGACCAACACTAAAGACCGGGTGATCAGCGATGAAGAGCGCGATCGCTTCTGTCATTACTTTCGCCAGATCGGAGAGCCCGCCGCGGCCGATCTGATGGTGTTCCTGCTCGAGACCGCCTGCCGGTGGGGTGAGGCCGAGCGTCTTAAAGGTCAGGACGTGGATCTGGTGAAGGGGCGCGTCACCTTCTGGGCCACCAAGAACGGCAAGCCCCGCTCAGTGCCGCTCACCCGCCGTGCCATCGAGGCCCTCGAGGGGCACCTGCCTGCGGTGCCGGGCCATCGCGTCTGGCCCTACCGCTACACCCGCTATCAGCACCTGTTCAACCTGGGCAAGGCGGCCCTGGGCCTGGCTGATGACCGTGCCCTCTCGATCCACACCACACGCCACACATGCGCGAGCAAGCTGGCCAGCCGCGGCATCCCGCTGCATCAGCTGATGGCCTACGGCGGCTGGACAAGCCTGGCCTCAGTGCAGCGCTACCTGCACCTGCACACCGATGCGCTGGCCGCCTGCGTCAACGCCCTTGAGGACTGATCAATGACCCGCCTGGTCATCTACCCCGACAACACCTTCGAGTTCCTGCCCGACAGGCCGCCGGCCAGGAAGCCCAAGCCCCTCGAGCTGGCCGCCTACCTGCTGGCCTGCATCGCCATCAGCGGCATTGGCCTGATCGCCCTGCCCTTCGTGATCACTGCGCTGGGGGCCGTCGCCCCCTTCGCTGCGATCGGGCTGTTCCTCCACTGGGCATGGAGGACACGCCGGTGCTCGCGCTGACCCTGATCGCCCAGCTCTATGGCCCGGCCTGCGGCTGGAACTACGGCGTTGAGATCACGCCAGAGAACGCGCCCTTCACCGGCTGCACAGTGCCGGACTTCAACGGGAACTACCGCACCCGCCTGCGCATGGACCCCTTCTCGCCCGGCGGTGTGCGGGCTGAGCCGGCTGGCCCTGCCCCGCTGCCCGTCTTCAGCCAGTGACGCCTGCCGTTGTGGATGCGTCCACCGGATCGGGTTCTCTGCCTGCTCGCTGCGGCAGACTGCTTAGGTTCGGCAGTCCCCGCAGACGGCTGAATCCCTGAGATCCCTTGCGGTCACAGGCGGGAGCATGGCGGAATTGGTATACGCAGCGGACTTAAAATCCGAAAAATGTCATTCCACCCCTGCAGAGCACTCGCATCCATCGGTTGCACCAAGCAGTTAGCCATCTCTGCACAGGTGGGGTGGAATTACTGCTGAAGGCAGCCGAAAATGCGAATTGAAACCCAAAAATCCCGCGTCCACCCCTGTGGACAAACTGCAGAAGCAGAGGGAGGAGAGGGAAAGAGAGCGGGCGAAATGGGATGCAATCAATGCCCGAGCCAAGCTCAAAGCGCAGGGCAAAGAGAGCGTCACTGAGTACGGCCGGGCCCTCTTCACCCAGTACGCCGAGCAGGTGACCGTGGCCCTGGGCCTGCTGCTCGAGGAGCTGCTGGCCAACCCCAACAAGCCGGGCCCGCACTTCGCCGCCTGGCCACTACTGCTGCACGTCACCAATCGAGGGCCAAGGTCCATTGCTGCCATCGCCCTGGGAGTGGTGATCGACCAGATCAGTCAGCGCCCTGAGCAGCGCCGGCTGGCCGGTGTCATCGGCAAGGCCCTGCAGGACGAGCTCAAGGCCGGACGGATCGAACAGGCCAGCCCTGACCTGATGCGGCTGATCCGCAAACGCAAAGGGGCAAAGGCGCTGAGCAACACCAAGGTGCTCGAGCAGCTGCGGCTGGACTGCAGCGGGTGGACACACACAGAGAAGGTGGAGGTGGGCAACCTGCTGCTGCAGGTGATCCTGGGCAACACCGATCTGGTGGAGGTGGGCACCACCAGCCGCAATGGCCGGCTGCGCTGCACCGTGCGGCCAACTGCAACAGCTGAAGCGGTGATCAAGGCCAACCCGCCGCGGCCCTTCCAGGCACGCCGACTGCCAATGCTGGTGCCGCCGCGGCCATGGGAGGGGATGCACGGCGGCGGGCACCTGGACAACAAGCAACCGCTGGTGCGCAGCAGGGCCGGGCTGGACCTCGGTCACCTGACACCAGCCGCCCTGGCCCCAGTGCTCAAGGCGGTGAACCAGCTGCAGCAGCAGGAGCTGCGCATCGACCCGGGCATGGTTGAGCTGCAGCGCTGCGCCTGGGATCACAACATCCGGGGGCTGTTCCCTGTCACCCGCGACCCGCTCGAGGATCCGGCGCGGCCACAGGAGTTGCTCGGGCCTGAGGCCTTCAAGGATTACCAGCGACAACGCCTGAAGGCGCAGCGCGACCGCTGCGAGGGCGCAGCAGAACGCAACCGGATTGAGCAGACCATCCGGCAGTGCGAGGAGGTGGCTGGGATGCCGATCTGGTTCGCCTACTGCAGCGATTTCCGTGGCCGGCTCTACACCTCCAACCGCTACGCCACCCACCAGGGCCCGGACTGGGAGAAGGCTGCCGTTCACTTCAGCCACGGCGAGACCTGCTCAGTCGAGGCGCTTGAGTGGCTGCTCAAAGGTGCGGCCAGTCACTGGGGGATCCGAGGCAACTGGCAGGCCCGGCTGGAGTGGGGCCGCAATCACCTGATCGAGATGTGCGCAGCGGCAGAGGCGCCACTGGATCGGCTTGAGCTGTGGCGTGATGCCAAGGATCCATGGCAGTACCTGCAGTTGTGCCGCGCCATTGCGCAGCAGGTGGCTGACCCGAGCAGCAGCTGCACCACACCGGTGCGGTTCGACCAAACCTGCAGCGGCATTGGCATTGCGTCTGCCCTGGTGCGTGATCGCAGGCTGGCCAAGCTGACCAACATCGCCGGCAAAAGCCACCGCGATCTCTACACCCACATCGCAGGCGAACTGCAGCGGCTGCTGCGGCTGGATCTGAGCAACGGCACCGAGCGCGAGCAGCGCATGGCCCAGCTCTGGCTTGAGTTCGGCGTTGATCGCTCGCTGTGCAAAGGCCCAGTGATGACGACCATCTATGGCGCCCAGTTCCTGGGTGTGGTGGAGGGGCTGGTGGCAGCGCTCGAGGAGCGGCAGGCCGGGCTCAAGCTCTACCAGTGGGAGTTCGCCTACCTGGCGCCGGCCCGCTACCTGGCCCGCAAGCTGGGGGTGCTGCTGGGGGCTGAGCTCAAGAGCTGCCTCGATCTGCAGACCTGGCTGCGCACCGTGACCAGGACGGTGCTGGCCGAGGGCAAGGCGGTGCAGTGGACCAGCCCAATGGGGATGCCGATCCGGCTGGGCGATGCACTGGATGCACGCACCACTGTCACGACCCTGGCCCATGGCCGGCGGCGGTGGCAGACGTGGGCGGATGAGGCAACAGAAGGAGAGCTGTCAGCACGCAGTACCAACCGGGCGGTGACCGCCAACACGGTCCACTCGTTTGATGCGGCGCTGTGCCAGTTAGTCATCGAGAAGAGTGGAGAGCAAGGGGCGCAGCTCCTAACCAATCACGACTGCTTTGCGACAATTCCATCTCGCGCAGGCTGGCTGCATCACACCCTGCACGATGAGCTCAGGGGGTTGTATGCACCGGACTGGCTGGCTGAGATGTCGGCTCAGATCGCTGATGCTGCAGGGGTTAAGAGCCTGCCACCGCCGCCGCAGGTGGGCGACTTATGCCACGGAGAGATCGGACAGAACCCACATTGCTTCTCGTGAGACTCTCCTAGGAGTCTTGCCGTAGCACTCCTAGGTGCTTAAGGTCTCGCTGTCCTCCACATGTGGCGCACAAATGCCGCGACAGCTCCACGTTTCCCCGCTTGGCGAAGCCTGGTGGGCCAAAGTTCTCGAGCCCGCTGATGGCTACGAGGAAGGCGACCCTCGCGCTTGGTCGATCGAGCTGGCCCTTGATCCGGCCGACCCAGAGACCATTGCTTTCATCGAAAAAATCGAACTTCTGTTCGTCGAAGTGAACGGCCCCGGCGCCAAGCAAGCGAAGAACGCCTGGCCTTTCGCCGATCAGATGGACAAGGACAAGAACCCCACCGGAAAGATCCGCTTCCGGTTCAAGCGCACCGAGATGAGCGCCAAGGGGAACCTGATGTCCCCGCCGGTGATCGTCGATAGCAAGAAGAACCTCTGGCCTCAGGACTGCCTGATCGGCAACGGCTCCAAGGTCAAGGTGGCGTTCTCGGCCTGGGGTTGGACCGAGAAGCGCAGTGGTGCCAAGGGCATCAGCCTCACCCTCGAGTCGCTGCAGGTAATTGACCTGGTGGCTTACGAGCGGGTTGATGCAGCGTCGGCCTTCGGCGAGGAAGACGGCTACGTGGCCGAGACACCTGCCGCCCAGACCCCGTTCGCTACAGAGGAGCCAGCCGAAATGAGCATGGCTGACAAGCTGCGGGCTCGCGCCAAGCAGGTTGCGGCGGAGGCTCCCGCGGTGCTGGCTGAAGCCGATGACGAGGAGATCCCCTTCTGATGGCGTTGCGCACCGCCGACTTCGTATTGCCGGTGCCGCTGCAGCCCAAGGCACGGCCTCGCTTTGGGCGAGGCTCTGCCTACAAGGACACCAAGTACCGCACCTGGGCTGAAAGCGTTCAGGCAATCCTCAGTGAGTGGTGGACTGTCCCACCGCTGGAGAAGGGTCAGGTGGTGGCGCTGCACCTCACCTTCTTTGGGCCCGGAACATCTGACCTGGACAACTTGGCCGGCGCCGTGATGGATGCCGGCAACGGGATTGTGTGGGCCGATGACCGGGTGACGGTGCTGCAGCGAATCGAAGCGCAGTGGCAGCAGCAACCCAAGAACAACCAGTCAATTCACTTGAAGGTCATCTGGAATGACGAACAGTTATCCGCCGCTGCGTGAGCAGTGCTGCAGCAACTGCAGATACGCACGCGACTTTGTTTACGAGAGGCAGCACTTTCTTCAGTGCCGCTGCCAACCGCCTGAATACAGCACGCGCTTTCATCCGCGCTGGCCAACCGTCTATCACGACAGCTGGTGTGGCAGCTGGGCAGATGTGGGGGAAGGCGAATGAAATGCCCTCACTGCGGCAACGACAAAAGCCGCGTCACTGAAACACGCTCGGCCGCTGAGGCTGATCGCAGGATCAGGCTGTGCCAAAGCTGCGGCAAAACATTCCAGACACTTGAACGTGTCTGTGTGTTTGCTGGCCGGGCGGTTGGCTACATCGAAGCTGGCCAGCCTGCACCGTTTCTTGCGGCGGTGCCTGACCTGGAAGAAGAGGAAAGGACAGCCGCTAAGCGAGCCGCTGCACCCGCTTGGCAGATGAGCGCTGTGCCCGATGGTGTCTGCGAGGAGGCTGCCCCGCTGCTGTTGCAGTGGTGGAACGAGAGCCGCCGCTCAAAGCACAAAGGCAATGCCACCTGGACAGAGGCGGCATGGCTTGCCACCTGCAATCGCATCGCACGCTTGCCCGAATGGCAGCAGGTTGCCTTGTGCGCAGCTGGTGTTGAGCACGGCTGGCAGGCACTGAAGCCTGAGTACCTCAAAGAAGAGCTAGCCAAGCCCACTGCCCTGGGCCGGCCCATGCCCCAAGACCCGCGGATGCTTGCCGCGCTCGAGCAATGGCCAAGCCAATCAGCCTGACCGCCGAGACATTTCTGGTGGTCGCCGAAATGATCGCAGCCCACCTGCGCATCAAAGACAGCGACCGCTGGAGCCCACACGTTTGTCGGCTGAAGTTTCACAGCTTCACCAGTGAGTTCCCCGAGATCACTGAGCCGCAATTCATGTGGGCCGCAGAGCAATGGATTCAAGGCCTCGAGCCCAACACGTTCAAGCGTTACCCCACCTGGAAGGAATTGATGGCACCGCTTTATCGAACAGAGAACGGCATGGCTAATAGAAGCTGGGGTTTCCGCGAGGAGCTGCCGAGCTTCTGTCGTCCTGCCGGCTGGCAGCTGGAGAAGCTGCCAACGACGCGCCGGTCGCTGATCTCAGCCCCAGACCCGCACAACTCGCAGGCTTACGTGCCCTTCGAGAGCAATGAGCATCCGCTGCTGCCGCCTGCCAAGGAAGACAGCCCGCTCACGCCGGAAAAGTGGAACAGTTACCTGCAGTGGGCACAGCAGGAGGCAGCTCGACTCGAGGCCCAGTGATGGAGCCGCTGATCGACAAGCACGAGCTGCAAGGAATCCTTGAACGCGGCCTGCTTACAGGCAAGTGGTCAACCCTGCAGTTCAACAAGAGCGGGCGGGATGTGATCTTGCCCAGCCCTGGATTCCTGGCACAGCACCCGCAGTTTCAGGAGATGGACTTCAGGGACATGGAGGCCTTTCGCAAGCACCACGGATGAGCTGGACCCACGAGTACGAGATCGGCCAGGAGGTCAAGGGTTACTACCAGGGGGCATGGCGCCGCGGCGCTGTTGTCTCTCGCAGGGTCAGAAGCCTGATGGTGTTCCTTGGCAAATACGGCTACGTCAACATCCACGACCCCCGCAACGTACAGCCATGGCAACAAGACAAGGAGAAGAGCCAATCGACGTCTCCCGACGCGCCCTTGTTCGATTGAGGGACATGGCGCTGGGTCATTACGGCGAGACCGTGGAAGGCAGCTTCACGCAGGGCTATTGGAACGGATACATCCGGGCCCTGGAACACATCATCGAAATGGAGGATGAGTGATGGGACTCAACCCCAACTACATCCCACCTGGCTGGGTGGAGCCAAACCTGGGGCCAGGCATTAGCCGGCCACAGCCCGATGAATCAACACGGCTGTTCCGGTTGCACGTCAAGCAGCCGGCAATGCCCTTGATGCGCGTGACTATTCCTGCCCCAAGCGAGGCGAAGGCCTTGCTGTATTGCAAAAACCGCTGGCCCGATTGCACTGCTGAGGTGATCAAATGACCCTGCTCAATGAACTGACCGAGCTCTACTGGAGCCTGGGTGAATACAGCATCGACGACCGCCGCAGGATGAAGGCTGTTGTGTTCGAGGTCAGCCAGCGCGTTCGCAGCTGGGCGCCAGACGAAGGCCAAGCCCGCATCTGCCACCTGGCCATTAACGAGGTGGCCGATCGGCTGATCAGGGAGTGTGAGCAATGAAGGCCTTGATCGACACCGAGGTGTATCTCTACCGTGCCGCCGCGGCCAGTGAGTACGAGGCCGAATGGGCGCCCGATGACTGGACCTATCTCTGCCGGCATGGCGATGCGCAGGCCACGTTCCAGGACGCCATCGGCGAGATCCGCGACACCCTTCCCGATCACGATCCCGTGCTCGTGTTCTCGGATCGGGTGAGCTTTCGCTATGGCGTCTGGCCCCAGTACAAGGCGAACCGCAAGAAGTACCGCAAGCCCGCCGGCTACCGGCAACTTGTGGAGTGGGTGGACAAGGCGGCCCCGGCAAGGGGCTGGCAGGTGAAGCGGCTGCCCGACATCGAAGGCGATGACGTGCTCGGCGTTCTCTATGAACAGGGCGACGTGATCGTCAGCATCGACAAGGACATGCTCACCTTGCCGGGGCTGCATCTGCGTGACGGGGAGATCCTCGAGGTCAGCAGATTGCAGGCCGATCGCAGCTTCTACAGCCAGGTGTTGACGGGTGACACCAGCGACAACTACCCGGGCTGCCCTGGCATCGGCGCGGTTGGCGCTGATCGGCTGTTGGCTGGCTGCACAACAGAGGTGGAGATGTGGGATCAGACGCTTAAGGCGTTTGAGAAGAAGGGCTATGGCCTGCCCTACGTGATCCAGCAAGCACGCTGTGCTCGCATCCTTCGCGCAGGCGAGTACGACTTGACGAGCAGCACTCCCCTGCTATGGGAGCCACCGGTAGCCTGAGAGTGTTCTGCACTCCTGCAGTGTTACAGCCCATCGTTACTGACGAGCTGATCGAAAAGCTGCGGGGCGTCTTCCCTGATGTCCCCAGTCGTGCAATGTCCCATCGGGAAATTGATCACTGGATCGGAACGCAGGAAGTGATCGGCTATCTGGTGAAACTGCGGGAGGAACAGCAGGCAGATCCGCTCAACCTGGAGGAACTCTGATGTGCTTCGGGGGAGGCGGCAGCAGGGCAACAATCACGATGCCCGACACCAAGGCCTACGACCGGCAGGCCGATCTGCAGCTGGACCTGATGCGCCAGCAGCAGCAGGGCGTCATGTCCCTGAAACAGATGGAGCTCACTCAGGCCCTGAAAGGGCAGGAGCAGTCCCTTGCTGAGGTGCGTGACTTCAAGGTCCAACGCGCCAACGAAACGCAAGCCAATGCCGCACGCATGGCTGCGTTGATTGGTACGCCACCGCCGGATCGAACAGCGCAAGCCCCTGTGATTGGCACGGACCGCGAGGCCATGGCCAAGCCACGGGGCAAGCAGGGCCTGCGGATTGATCGCGTCGGTCAGTCCACACCCACCAGCCAGGGCAGCGGCACTGGCCTCAACATCGCCACCTCGTAGCCATGTGTTTCGGATCTGCCCCCCAGGCCCCTGAGATCAGGTACGTCGGCCCCAGCGAGTCCGACATCGCGGCCAACAACGCTGCGCTGGAGACCTATCGGCAGCAGTCGATGACCCAGCAACAGCAGTTCGCTGATGCACTGCAGAAG